TAAGAAAACAAGAAGAAAAAGAAGAATAAAACAAAAATAAAAAAATAAAATTAAAATAAAAAGAACAAGAAGAAAAAAACATGTACAATAATAATTTATTTTAATAGAGGGTCTGTTTTGGTTTCTTCATAATTATAATCACAATATTCAGAATCATCATTTATTTTATCTACAAATAAATGATTATGCCACATTATCATTTGTTCTTTTCGTTCATCTCCTTCCATCTTATACAAATAGGAACCAGGTGTAATAGGCACTAACGCATCTATATGACATACAGGGCAACATAGTGTATTATTTGAAATAACATATAAATTAGAGTTTGAAAAATATCTATACATTTTTATACAATATAAACAGGCAATATCAAGATGTCTATATTTGTTTAAATAATTCCGTGTAGTTAATGCATTATTTGTTATCTCTTTAGTTGTATTCATGTTTTCGTGTTTCATGTATATTATATTATACAAAATAATCAATTTTAAATAAAATAATAACTTATAATATAATGTCATCAACTAGAGAAGAGATAGTAATTCAAGAAGAACAACCACACGGAACAACACATGGTGTTGAACATCAAACAGAGATAAAATATCCAATTGCGTTGTTGATATTTATAACTGTTTGGTGTATTTTAGGTATAGTTGCGTTTGTGTATTCATTAATGTGTTTTGGTTCATCAGGGACGATGGTTGAAAAAATAATTGGTTTACTTTTATCGTTATTTTTTGGTCCTTTGTACTTTATTTATTATAAGTTTAGCAATACATATTGTAAATCAAATAGTTTTAGTGGAGGCAAAAAGTACAAAAAAAGAAATTAAATAATATTAGTTAATATTATAATGCATACTCGTGCACATACCCGTCGTTTAAATGCTGCGAAACGTTCAGTAAGAAGATCTTATAGAAGACGTGTTAAACAATCTCCGTGCCGTGGAAAAGGACGTGCTACATGTCGTACAATGAAAAATTGTAAATATACACTAGGAAAAAAAAGATCATTTTGCCGTAAACATAAGAATACTAAACGTAAATAAATAATTTAATAATTACAAGATTTATTAAATTATTGATAATAGACAAATAATTATTTATAGTGTATCAATATCCATTATATTGTCACATTTTTCTCTTTTATTACATACGTAAGTTGAAAATAATTTATTATTTAATTGATTTTCAGGAGTATGTTTATGAACTGTTCTAGCAATCATTTTATATAATTTGAAATCAGGATATCGTTCTTCACCGTTATTCTTATATAAAACATTTTTTCCTTTATCATCAGTACACCATTCATTTACAAGTTTTGCAATTTTATTCTTACTACATATTTCCTTTACATTATTTAAATCTTCAATAAAAAAATCAAAAAGAGAACAGCCTAATCTACATAAGTCAAAACTATAATTTGGTTCAATAGTTTTTTTTTTCTCATTAAAATAAGGTTCACAATTGTATTGTGTATACGCATCTTCACCCTTAGAAAAACTATCACTACAAAATCTTTTACCATTAAAATTATATATTGCTCTACCAAAATCAATTATTTTATATATTTTACCAAATGTAGGTACTTTGTATAATTTATCATTATATTTGTAATATAAATATTTAAGTTTTGTATTAATATACATAATATTATTAGTATGTAAGTCATTATGTGTAAACTCATATTTTTTTTGGTATATAAGTAATGTCATTATTATTTGTATTAATATAGATATCCAAATATCATAGGATAATTCTTCTGATTCCATTAAATAAGAATCCAATGTATTATCGCATTTTTCAATAAATATAGCTTGAACAGGAAATTTATTAATAGTTGCTTCTATTTGTAATTCAGAAATATTTGATTCATCAGATACATTGGATGTATTATCTTGAGACTTATCAGATAATGTTGAAGTATCATCATTATCATCATCAGTATCAGATTCATCTGAAGAATCACTAGAAGATAAATTATCTTCATCTATTAAGTTAATACTTTGATCATTATTATCATTGATCTTTATTTCTTGCTCTGTTAAATTAAATGCAAATATATTATCAGATACTTCACTTGGGTCATTTTCATTATTTAATGATAAATCAACCTCAATATTAATATCATCACTTATATCTAATTTTTCTTTATATCTACCGGATTCATCATCATCATTAAACGCTAAATCATTAATATCTTCTACATTATAATGAATACCTAAGTTTTCATGAAACTCTTCTGACTTTACTAAATATTCAATATCATCTTCAATATTTATAGTAAAATTTTTTTGAATACCTAAAAAAGTACCGTAAAACTCTAAAGAATTAACAAACCCTTTTTCATTTAAAGTGTTGGACAAATAATAAAACAAACAATCAGTATATGATACATTATTTGTGTCTAATAATTTAGGATGTACATTATCATTATTATTTAAGTTTGGTAAGTTATATAATGAATCATCATAACTATATTTTGATGTCATATATTTTAAAGGGTCTAGTAATGGTGAATATTTACAAAAAATATGTTTGATATTTTTGTCTTCATTTGATTCAATTATTGCCTTAAATGTTCTACATGGTTTTTTATCGTTATCACAAGATATAATTTTTTTCAAATTGTATTTCAAATTAAGATTTATTAAATTATAATTATTATCATTTAGAGAAAAAAAATGGTTATATATTGGAACATAGTTTTGTATATTATACATGTTTGCGTAATCTGTATTTTCTAAATCTTTAAATAAGACATGATTATTATTTTTTTTATAATTAATATTTTCCATATAATTTATTAAACATTAAATGATAATACTTTAAACTTATTATTTCGTGTAATTTGTCATTTTTTTATTAAATGATTGTATATGACATTGGAATTAAAAAAATTTGACATGAAACATATAACATTTAAAGCCACAGAAAATAAGGGACCTGTTATAGTATTAATAGGAAGACGTGATACTGGTAAAAGTTTTTTAGTAAGAGATTTATTATTTTATCATCAAGATATTCCAATAGGAACTGTTATTTCAGGGACAGAAGAAGGTAATGGTTTTTATGGAAAGCATGTACCTAAATTGTTTATACACAATGAATACAATACAGCTATAATTGAAAATGTATTGAAACGTCAACGACAAGTATTAAAACAAATACGAAAAGAAATGGAATCATATAAAAGAACAACAATAGATCCACGAACATTTTTAATATTAGATGATTGTTTATATGATAACACATGGACAAAAGATAAAATGATGAGACTAATTTTCATGAATGGACGTCATTGGAAGGTTATGTTAATAATTACAATGCAATATCCGTTAGGTATTCCTCCTAATTTAAGAACGAATGTTGATTATGTTTTTATATTACGTGAACCATATATGACAAATAGAAAACGTATTTATGAAAATTATGCAGGCATGTTTCCAACATTTGAATCATTTTGTCAGGTAATGGATCAATGTACAGAAAATTATGAATGTTTGGTAATTAATAACAACGCAAAATCAAATAAATTACAAGACCAAATATTTTGGTATAAAGCGGATTTTCATAATGATTTTAAATTAGGATCAAAAGAATTTTGGGAAATAAGTAAAAATTTAGGATCAGATGATGAGGATGATGCATATGATCCAAATGCGGCAAGAAAGAAAGGTTCAGGTCCTAAAATAAGTGTAAAAAAATCTAAATGGTAAATTATAATACAACAGATACAAAAAATACAAAAAATACAATAAATATAATATTTTATATAGTATGACAAATATTATATGGTTCAAGGATTGTTCATATAAAAACAAGGATTTAGTTGGAGGAAAATGTAGTTCTCTTGGAGAATTATATAGTATATCAAAACATATAGGTTTTTCTATTGGAGATGGATTTGCAATCACAATAAACATGTATAATGAGTTTATTGAATATAATAATTTGGAAATGAAAATACAGGATATATTAAATAGTGTAAATATTGAAAATATAAAAGATTTAGAAGATAAATCAAAGATAATTCGTAATTTAATTACGAACTCTATACTCACAAGTAGACAAATAGAAAATATAGATGAGAATTACAAAAAATTATCAAAAATATATGGTTATGAAAATATTGATGTTGCTGTACGTTCCAGTGCACTAGCAGAAGATTTACCAAACGCATCATTCGCAGGACAACATGATACGTTTTTAAATATAAAAGAAATAGATAATTTAATAAATGCGATTATATTATGTTTTGCATCATTATTTAATACACGTGCAATTTCATACCGCAAAACGCATAATATACCCTTTCATGATGTAAAAATATCAGTTGCTATACAAAAAATGATACGTTCTGATGTAGGTTCAGCCGGTGTAGCTTTTTCATTAGATCCAGAAACCGGATATGATAAAGCAATTGTTATTAATTCATCGTTTGGACTAGGTGAACTAGTTGTGTCTGGTGGTGTTAAACCAGACGAGTTTATATTAGATAAAAGGGTATTATATGATATTGAAGGTGATCCTATTATTATAAAAAAGAAAGGTGATAAAAATACAAAAATAGTTTATGATAATTATAATGGTGTAAAAGAAGTAGATACAACAGAATATCAAAGATTAAATTATAGTATGTCTAATAATCAGATTATTACATTAGGTCGATATTTATTAAGACTTGAAAAAATATATTCAAAATTATTGGATAAAAAAATAGGTGTAGACGTAGAATGGGCAATCGATGGCGTTGATAATAATATATATATTATTCAAACCCGTCCTGAAACAATACACAGTAATGATAATAATTTACACATTAAGAATTATTCCCTTGTTGAAAAAGGTGAAATATTATTAACAGGGGTTTCAGTAGGTGATAAAATTAGTAGTGGTTCAATTAAAATATTAGATTCTATTAATGATGCGCATTTATTTGAAAAGGGTGATATAATAGTCACTGATATGACAACTCCTGATTGGGAACCATTAATGAAAATATCATCTGGAATTATAACAAATAAGGGAGGAAGAACATGTCATGCTGCCATTGTAGCACGTGAATTAGGATTAAATGCTGTTGTTGGTTGTGGAAATGCAACCGATATATTAAATATTTACAATGATGTAACTATATCATGTGCTGAAGGAGAAACAGGTTTTGTATACAAAAATAAATTAGAATATAAAGTGGAAAAGTTGTCATTTAATAAAGAGTTAAAATTACCTGTAAAAATGATGTTAAATATAGGTAATCCCGAATGTGCGTTTGAACATTCACGTATACCGAATAGTGGTGTTGGATTAGCACGTTTAGAGTTTATTGTAAGTAATTATATAAAAATACATCCACTTGCGTTATATAATTATCCAAATGTGGAAGAAAATGTAAGAAAAGAAATATATAATGTTATAGGAAATTATAATAGTGGAAGATGGTATTACATAAAACGATTAGCAAAAGGAATAGGAAAGATTGCGTCAGCATTTTATCCAAATGATGTAATTGTTCGATTATCTGATTTTAAATCAAATGAATATAGAAATATGATTGGTGGAAATCTATATGAACCAGAAGAAGAAAATCCAATGATTGGATGGCGAGGAGCATCAAGATATTATTCAGATGAATATAAGGAAGCGTTTAGATTAGAATGTGAAGCAATACAATATGTACGTGATGAAATGAAAATGACAAATGTAGTATTAATGATACCCTTTTGTAGAACGCCCACTGAATGTGAATTAGTAATTAACAAATTAGAATCGCATGGATTAAAACGTGGTGAAAATGGATTAAAAATATTTTTAATGTGTGAAATACCATCAAATGTAATAGAAGCAGATAATTTTTCAAAACTTATAGATGGTGTATCCATTGGAGGGAATGATTTATTACAATTGACATTGGGTGTCGACAGGGACAGTGAACGTATAAGTTATTTATCAGATAATACAAATATAAGTTATAGACGTATGATAAGTATGGCAATTAAAACATATAAAGAGAACGGGGTTAAAGTAGGTTTTTGTGGTCAACAGCCATCAGATTCAATAGAGTTTTGTAAGTTTTTAATTGATGAAAATATAGATACTATTTCTGTAACACCTGATTCAGCGTTAAAAACAATAAAGAACTTAGGAAATATATAATTAACATGTGGGGGTTGTAATTTTATATGAGAATAATTTTGTAATGTTTGATTTTCTCTCGTTATTTGCGAAAATTAATATTTTTATAAAACATTTATCAGTGGGGGGGTATTACCAAATTATGAATAAATAAAATTATTCATTAACAATAATGTAAAATTGATATTTTTAATATATTAAAAATAATTTAATATATTAATAAAATGGATCTTGTACAACGTAAGTTAACAAGACAAGAATGGAATACTATTGAAATACCAGTGTGTGAGCATGAAATAAGTGTTTTAAAAATGATAAATGATGGTTATAATAATCTAAATATTTCTTTTAGTTTGGCATTATCACTGATTGATTATATGAAAATGACTAACTTAGAAACAATACACGCAAAATTATATGATTTATATTTAAAAGAACCCATTGAAAAAATAAATACAAAATATAATATTGACTACAAGATGAAAAATATTGAA